AACATTGACCGTAGATAGCGGTGGAACATTGGTGACACTATGAGTACATTAAAAGCAGATACAATCCAGAACACATCTGGCGGTGCAGTCACGCTGACTAAGCAGAGTGCGGCGAAGTTTTGGATTAATATAAATCAAATTACTTTTGTTGTTGCAGATAGTTTTAATAACTCAAGCAATACAGATGACGGTGCAGGATTAACAACCTGTTCATTTGTCAGCTCTATGAATAACTCAGATTACAATTTTTCTGCAAATAGAAGTGGAAACACAGGTAATACAAATGGTTTTTTAGCAGAACGAACTTCTCAAACAACATCATCTATTTCTGTTTCCAGTAAATTCTTTGACACTAGTAGCATATCTGTTGCTGACACTAGTGCATTATGTGCAAGCACTCACGGAGACTTAGCATGAGTACCATCCTAGTTGACAATCTCACAGGCAAGACCTCTGCTGGCTCTATTACTGTAACCAGCGAGGGCGGTGCGGCTACGCAGTCACTACAACAGGGTTTAATAAAAGTTTGGGCAAGTATAAAAGGAACAGGTACTGTTTCTACTAGAGACAGCGTTAACCAAAGTAGTGTAACCGACCACGGTACAGGTGCTTATTCTTCTAATTTTACATCAGCTATGTCAAATGATGACTTTGTAGGTAGCATTTCAAACACGCTTGATGATGGTGTAAATTCAAACGGACAATCTAGTTGTATTGAAAATAACAGCACAGACCCTGAATTTACAACAACAACAGCAAGAGTTGTTACAGAAAACACAGCTTATAACAATAATGATAGCCCGTATGTTGGTATTACAGTAATAGGAGACCTCGCATAATGGCTGGAACAATTGTAGCGGATACACTGACCCACTCAACCGCAGGGTCAATCGCCACGAACTATGTTGTGAATGGTAGTGCGAAGGCTTGGGCTTTTGCTACATCAGCGGCGGCGTTGACTGGTGAGTCTTTTAATATTTCAAGTGGAGTAGACAACGGAACTGGCGATTATACTCTGTCTTTCTCCAACAATATTACTAGCGGTAATTCTGTTTTTTCAGGAACTTGTGGTAACTCAACCGCACAAATACTAAGCGTGGCTTCAAGAACAACATCATCTTATGATGCACACACTTTTAACTCGTCGGGTACTGCTACAGATAATACTAATATGACATTGGTACACGGAGACCTCGCCTAATGCAGACACCTGATTTCAAAGGCACTCACCTGTTTGACCGACTATGCTGGGCGAAGGAAAACCTAGACGGTGTGCAGTCTGACTACCGTGTTGTGTATGAGGACAGCGTTGATGAGTGCGCCAAGATACTTGTGCCTGACCCTAACTGGATGGCTTGCGCTTTACAAGGCGGCATCCTACCACCAGTGTGGGTGTATCACGAACTAGCTAAAGACGAAGCACAACCTGATTTCAAGAAGCATACTCGTGGCTATTTACTGCATACGACTGAGCCAATGCCAGCGATGACAGAAGAAGAAGCCATTGAGTATTTGATTATGAAGGACATCCCTCAGTCTGTGTGGCAGAACTGGGATGAGGGCAACCGCCCGAAGATGGTTATCTGCAAGAAAGAGCAACTGCCATCTACAAGAACGTGGCGCAATGCGTGGCGTATATCTGATGAACTTAACTTAGCGGCTTAGGAGTATATTATGGCTGTTGCAACATACATCGTAGATAAGGACGGTAATCAGATTGATGCGTCAACTGCAACCGTTCCAAACAATCGTGACTTTCGCGGAGCGTGGTCACTCTCAGGCAACGTGATTAGCGAAGACCTGACCAAGGCAAAAGAGATTTTCAAGGACAAGGTGCGTGAGGTACGCAACCCTAAACTAACAGCTCTTGATGCCGACTATATGAAGGCACTTGAGGATGGTGACACTGCCGCACAGTCAGCTATTGCGACTGTTAAACAGGCACTGCGTGATGCACCAGCCGCCTCTGCTATTGATGCGGCTACTGATATGGTTGGCTTGAAAGCCGCTTGGGACGCAAGCCTGTTGGGTGACAGCCCTTACGCATAAGGATAAGACAATGGAAATGAGCAATCTTCTTGACGTTCTAATATTTGTTATAATTGGTGGCGGTGCTTGGTATATCAATCAACTCACTGCTAGGATTAACCGTCTGGAAGAACGCATCAATTCCACCAGAGAAACTTTCATTCACAAGGATGAGATGTCTTCAATGATGGGGCGTATCGAGGACAGGTTTGCTCGGCTAGAAGACTTGCTGCATCGGTTGATGGAAAAGTGAGCCAGGTTCTTGTCATCTTTGTTATCCTGACGCAACAGATGACATTTGTTATAAAGCCTTACGACTTAGATTACTGCCCCAGCTACGAAGAAGCAAAAGCAAATATGTCACATTTATACCAAGAATATGATGTGGGATATTGGTCGTACCAGTGTTTCAATCGAGGCAGTAATGTGTAATGTCAAATTTTGTAGTGGCATTTTCGCTGGTGATGTATCTGGGGACAGGTGATGACCGAAGACCTATTGATACAAATCTCAGATTTTATAATGTGGACGATTGTCTTTATTTTGCATCTCGTTTGGCTGAACGACACGGTAACTATAGCCATATAGATTTCATTGACCCAAGGGACAGGGTTACGACATACTGTATTCCTAAAGCATACGACCCTAGCTTAGTGGAGATATTCTGATGTTAGCTGAGTTAGCCGCTGCTAATGCTGCCTTTGCTGTTATCAAGCAAGCCGTCACTAATGCTGGTGATGTGGCTAGGGCTGGCTCTGCGCTGATGTCCTTCGCCACAGCCAAGGAAGATTTGGAAAAGAAACTGCGCGGCAAGAACAAGGCCGCCGCAAACCAATCAGACCTAGAGGCTTTCCTAGCCCTAGAGCAAATCAAACAATATGAGAAAGACCTCAAAGAGATTATGATTTATACAGGTCGCCCCGGACTGTGGGCAGACTGGCAGGGGTTTCAAGCCGAAGCTAGGAAGGAACGGCGCGAGGCAGAGCTAAAGGCAGAGCGCCGTAAAGAGTTTATGGCTGAGATTGTTGTTGGCTTTCTCGCTACAATAATATTTATTGGGATAGTTGGAACGGCGGTTTATGTACTCAGGGGCTAAATGATAACAGCCACAACTACTGGCCTGATCGGTGAACACATCGCGGCGGCTTCGATCCTGTCGATGGGATGGCGTGTCGGTATGGCACAGCAAGACAGTGTGGATCTGCTGGCTTGGAACAACAACACATATGTCCGGGTTCAAGTTAAGTCTGCCAGCCCATTTGAATATAACAAGGGCGGCTATCAATTCCAGCTAGGCTCTGGATCTAAGTCAAAGAAATTGCCATCCATCCAGCTATTCGATATGATTGCGCTGGTCGCTGTGGATCAGCGCCGGGTCAAATATCTAGCCACCGAACAGGTACAACAGTTTACCAAGCGTTGCACCCGGAAATGGTTTGAAGATCTGGAAAACGAAATCGACAGCTTTAACTATGCGATTGAAATTATCGAGGCGCGAAATGGATTGGTCAAAGTATCCTAATTTTAGTGAGGATGAATTTAAGTGTAGCCACACTGGCAAGTGTGCAATGGATAGTGGCTTTATGGATAAGCTACAGGCATTGCGCTCAGAGCTTGCTGAGGCGATGACAGTGACGTCTGGCTATAGAGACACCAGCCATCCTGTTGAGGCCAGCAAGGGACGCCCGGGGACGCATACACGCGGCATTGCTGTGGACATAGCGTGCGATGGTCAGCAGGCGTATCGCATTATGGCGCTGGCAATGAAGCACGGTTTCACTGGCATCGGCGTCAGTCAGTCTGGCGGCGGTCGGTTCTTACATTTGGATACGTTCACTGGTGGGCCGCGTCCGAATGTCTGGAGCTACTGATGTCAGCCAAGCAAATATTAGAATGGAAAATACTCCCCCGGTTTATGATGTTCGTTATGACAGTGATGTATATTCGCGTCATTGAGTGGTTTATTTCTTTATCGCCGGAAGCAATGACGGCAAATGCCACAGCCCTGACTGCCACAGTTACTGGCGCAATGACCGGGGCGTTCGGACTTTGGTTAGCAAATGAGGCAAAATAATGATTGATTTATTAGTCGGCCCTATCACCGGGCTATTGGATAAGTTTATTGAAGACAAGGATCAGAAGGCACAGCTTGCTCACGATCTCGCCACAATGTCACAGCGTCATACGCAAGAGCAGATCTTGGCGCAGTTGGAAATCGCCAAGCAAGATGCCAAGGGTAATTGGTTTCAGTCGAGCTGGCGACCATTGATCGGGTGGATCTGCGGCTTGTCGTTGGGCATCAATTATATGGTCGCGCCTATTGCCGCTGGTTTCGGCATCACCATACCGCAAGCGGATATGAGCGTGATGATGCCGTTGTTGTTTGGAATGCTTGGCATCGCTGGAATGCGTTCTTATGACAAGAAGCAAGCCACCGATACCAAGTAATCTTACAGCTCTTTGACTGTTAATGTCTTCTGCCTAACAAATGTTTCTGCTTTGGCAGGCACAACCTTTTCGGGTTGCGCTTTGGTGCGCCGCATCGGCCATTTGATTTGGTAATGCGACAGGCCGATGTTTACTCGCGCCTCATCGTGGTTGCCCATAAGCTCTTTTATCGTAGCCTCGGCCTGATCTATATCAACCTCAGCTTGTTTCTTAGCTTCTTTAGCTGTGAGCAAATCCTCAAACGCTGTGAGCGCATCCGGCTGGTCGTTTAGATCTAGCGGTTCTGCGTCAGGCTCTGCCTCTGGATAGGCGTGGTTGCCATCGTCAGACGATAGCACCGGGTACATATCACCAGTCTTGCGGCGTTTCTCAAAGTTGAGGATGGCATCCTCGATGCGCTTTTGCATGACCGCATCAGCTTCATAAACGAAGACACGCATTTCAATGCCGCGATAGAGTACACAGACAGCGCCCCATTTATAACCGCCACACATCATTTGAGCCTGTAGTTGCCAGACACCCCGGTGTGCGGCTGGTTGTTCTTCCGGCATTGCGCTGGTGGCCTTAGCCTCAAGGACGCCTATGGTGCTGATGTCTATCTCATCGCTGGTCATGCAATATATACCGCTTGCGGCGTTCGTCTTGATTGTGCCGTTGGCAACGCCCAGCCCATCAAGGCTGGCGGCCAGCGGCAGATCAGGATGGAACTCCGGCTTGGTTATATTGACCTCATGATTGCGTAAGCCTAGCCGTTTGGCGGCCTCGTTAAGGATGACATTCTCAAGGCGGTCACCCCATTCGGTGATCTCATTGCCGTGGAACGTAGGCTCAAACTTATCGTGATCTCTCTGGATCATCTCAGACAGCAACTCATTCTGCGTTGCGTAAGGCGATAGACCCAGCAACACAGGTATGCGTGATGCTGATATCATATTATCTGGTGTTAGTTTACCGACCATTATAGCCACTCCCTTTTACCGTTATTGATTTCTGTAAGGATACGTTTTTCAGCAGGGTCTAGGCCTGAGGTGCCTTCTTCGTGCATTTCTTGATAGGCGAAAAGCCCCTCGCTGTGTATGCTTCGCAGAAGCTCCATTTCAGTGTCAGTCAGGTTAATGCGATAACCTTTTTTTAGCTTAGTGATTTTCATTACATTCCCCCAAAGTAAGCGATTGCACCCCAGAAATTATAGGTGGGGTGTAAGATGTTAGTCCAGCTTAGGCAGTATAGAACTGCAAAGCCACCAAGAATTATATTCATTAAGCATTTAGCCATTGGACAATCTCCCTTTTGTTAAAGAATATGTGACGTTTTAGCGTCACCTCACGCCACGGCTTTGGCGAATTTTTTTTCCACCAACGATAAGCCTCAGCTTTGGTAGCGAAAAACATACTCGGTTCTTCGATTTGCCAAATAGTTGTTTGAGCATACATTATGCTAACTCCCTACTGCAAAGGTTACGCACAGATGTGCTGTGCCACACACCACCCATTGCGGATGGAATACGAGCGTCATTCAGAGTGTCGGCGATCTTCGCAAACGACACGCCTGACTGACGTAATGTCTTGATGATGGGCATAGCCTCAACAGCAACAGTGGCTGTCTTGCCCCTACGAGCTTCACCAGCGGCTTTACCGCCAGCTTGTGGGTTAGGACTGCCCAACTTGATGCCCCGGCGTTTAGCGGCGGCTAGGGCGTCTTTGGTGCGCTCACTGATACGGCGACCCTCGAACTCAGCAAACACCGACATCATCTGTAGCATTGTGCGATCTGCCTCTGGCATATCGGCGCAAGTGATCGGCACGTTAGCTTCCAGTAAGTTAGCAATGAATGCCACGTTACGAGCTAGTCGGTCGAGCTTGGCGATCAACAGTGTCGCGCCTTCGCGCTTGGCGTGAGCTAATGCCTCAGCTAATTGTGGGCGGTGGTTGTTCTTACCGCTTTCGACCTCAACATATTCTGCGATGATGTTGTCAGCGAATGGCGCGACAGCTACACGCTGGGCATCTAAGCCAAGGCCGGATTGACCTTGGCGCTGAGTTGATACACGAAAATAGGTGATGTAAGTGGTCATTATGCTACCGCCTGATGTTCGTCGATAATAGCTTCAAGTTCTTTAATAAACTCTTCACTGCAACGCCCAACGTCCAACAAATAGTCTATGACGCGCTTACAATGAAAGTCAGAAGTAAAGTCTTCACCATCGTTGTTTGGGTCTTCTGCGTTAGTTTCGTATAAGTTTTCAATAAATGCTGAAACATAGTACGACGCATCATCCTCAAAAAATCTATCAGTTGCAAAACTTTCCAGCTTGTCTATTAGCTTTATATTTGTCATATCAAATCTCCCTTTCACTTACTTAAATACAGCCAAAATACATAATGTTCAAGTAAAATATAGCCAAAAAACGAAAAAAAATGATGGGGTGCTTGCAACCCTATGTATTTCTATATAATTATTTTCAGACCAATTGGGAGATACAGATGGTCAATTCCAGAGCCAAAGGCAGTCGCAACGAATTAAAGGTCGCGGCAGATCTATACGAAGCCTTGGGCATTAAGTTTGAAAGAATATTAGATCAGACTAGGCAGGCTGGGTTGGGTGATCTGCGCCCGGTCAGCGGTTCGTTTCCCTTCACATTAGAGCTGAAACACTACAAGGAAGGCGTCCAAGCTCGCCCCGAATGGTGGGATCAGGCTATCACTGCGGCGCAGTTGGCAGGCAACTACCCAGCGCTGTTGTATCGTTACAACCGCCAGCCAGTACGTTGCCGGATACCGTTGCAGGCCGTCATTGATATGCCAGAGTTTAACGTGTACGCCGGTGGCGGCAATCCCTACGATTGGCGCTATGCGTGTGAGGTGGACTTCGACACGTTTTGTATGATCTGCCGGGAGCTGATGTGATGCTATATGAAACCGAAGAAAACAAGAACGCCGAAGACAAGCTGAGGACAGCCTTGGGCGATGCGTATGGCTACAATATGGTGGCGTTGCCCATAAAATATAGCCTCGATTGCATTGCGTATAAAGGTAAAGAGGCAAAGTGTTTCTTTGAATTTAAGTGTCGTACAGTAGCAAGCACTGAGTATGACACGGCCCTAGTCAACCTGCACAAGGTCATAGCCGCCGCCAACATAACCAAGGCGACAGGGCTAAAGTGTTGGCTGGTGGTACAGTGGACAGATATGGTCGGCTTCATAGATTTTGAAGCTGACAAACAGATCGGGATGAGCAAACGGCGTGACCGCAATGAAGCGGCTGACTTGTTTGCTTACTACCCGGTGAGTGGGTTCAAATCATTGAACCTTTATTGAAACTAGCGTTACAGTAGGAGTTATAGTTATGGCGTTAGGATTACAAACAGAAACCACCAGTGGTGGCGACATCGTTCCAATCGTGAAATGGGACGCAAAAGCTGGTGACATGATCGTTCAAGATCGTGTTCAGTCAGCATCTGGCGAATGGCAGAAAGAGGAAAGGGAGATGCCCCTGCCCACGAAATTCGCTATGGATATGGCTGGTATGGAAGTTGGGTGGCTATCATTTGCTTCCGGCGCACCAGACTTTCGTATGGTGAAGCTCGGCGAGGCAATGCCGCCAAAGCCAGAGGGCGATTTCAAAAACGCCTTTCGGGTACGCATTGGATCAAAAGATCTGGGCTTGCGTGAGTTCTCGCACAGCGCCAAGACTGTGATCCGGGCGATGGATACGTTGCATAATCAGTATGAAGCTGAGAAAGGCAACAACCCCGGCAAGATCCCGGTGGTGGAAATTTCCGGCACTGAAACCGTAAAGATCAACACGCCGCAGGGTGAGTTGCGTTTCAAGGTTCCGCAATGGTCTATCTCTGGGTGGACAGACAAGCCGGAAATGTTTAACAACACGGCATCTGCGCCTGAACCTGTCGCCGCTGAACCAGCTCCGGCTGTAAGCGATGACGACTTGTTCTAGGTCGTAGTAGGCAGGGGCGTGGTTTCTCCCGACCGCGCCCCTGTCGTTTCGGGAGATCGGGAGTGAGGCATAATAATGACAAACATAGCGGCTTATATAGACACGATTGCGCGACACTACTGGGGTGAGCCTACAAGTGTACGCGGCACAGAACTTAGGTGGGGGACACACGGCAGTAAATCTGTCGATCTAAAGAAGGGTACCTTTTACGATCATGAGGCTGGCGAAGGTGGGGGCGTAGTGGATCTGGTAAAGATGCACGAAGGCGCCCAACTTGCCAGCTTGCCTGATATCTTAGAGCGGAAATTCGGGATACCTAGACAGACGCAGAAGACATTGGCGCCAGCTCGTTGGCTGTCTAAGCGCTATGATTACTACGATGCTGACGGCGTTCTGGCGTATCAGGTCGAGCGATACGAACCCAAGACGTTCCGACAGCGGCGCCCAGAGGGCGATGGCTGGGTGTATAGTATGGATGGTGTTGAGGCGTTGCCATACAATCTGCCGGAGATGATTACCAATCCAGATAAGGTCATCGTCATAGTCGAGGGTGAAAAGTGTGTCGAGGCGTTAAGACGTTATAACGTCATAGCCACATCAAACCACGGCGGCGCAGGGAATTGGAAGCCAGAGTTGAACCAGTATTTCAAAGACAGGAAGGTCGTCATCATTCCTGACGCGGATGCGGCTGGCGATAAACACGCCAGAAAGGTCATCCAGAACCTACTAGGCGTTGCCAAAGAGGTGAGGCGTGTGGATCTGCCGGGGCTATCGGATAAGCAGGATGTCTTCGATTGGCTGAACTCAGGCAATGATGTGTCTAAATTAAAGGCGTTAATTAAGACATCCGAGCCTATCGTGGCTGTTGAAGCTGTCGAGGATACGCCAGAGGCGCCACAAGCTGATGTCTTCCAAACCTTCGATGAAACCTATCTTATTAATATGCCGCCAGTCGAATGGCTGGTGGATGGTGTGCTTACCCGGCACGGCTTCAGTGTCATTTACGGTGCGCCGGGTACAGGTAAATCATTCCTAGCGATTGATATGGCTATGTCTATTGCTCACGGTAAGGTATGGCAAGATCGCCCTACAATGCGCGGTGGCGTTCTGTACATAGCTGGCGAGGGTGTTGGTGGCTTGGGCAAACGTGTCAAGGCGTGGCGGCTTTATAGAGGCGCTGAGGGCTTGGGTGATATGGTGGTGTTGCCCACCGCTGTTAATTTCAGAGAGAATGAGCAGATTGAAAAGCTACTCCGCACCATAGATGGCCTCGGCAAGCGCTTCAGTTGCGTTGTGGTGGACACTGTCGCCAGAGCCTTACTAGGCGGCGAAGAGAACTCAGCGACCGATATGGGGCTGTTTGTGGGTGCGTGTGATGCCATAAAGGCGCATTGTGGTTGTGCGTTGGTGGCTATCCATCACAGCAATAAGAGTAGCTCGGCTGGCATCAATGCTATGCGCGGCTCATCAGCGTTGGCTGGGGCGGCTGATACGGTCATTAATGTACAGCGTGATGATGATGTCGTCACAGTCACTATGGAAAAGCAAAAAGACGCGGATCCTGCTGACCCGATGAAATTCGATATGGTCAACGTGGCTATGCTGGGCGACACGTCAGTCGTGTTGGAACGGCAGGGCGGTGAGGGCAATGCGGCGAAGGGCAGTAAACCGAAGAGCGTTAGCCTCAATAAACGTCAGCAAGATGCGTTGCAGTTACTGCGTAATATGATCATCGACAACAAGGGTCAGAAGGTGCGGATTGAGCATTGGCACGATGCACATAAGCGTGATTGCCCCGATTTATCGCCCGGCAACCGAAGAGATGCCCGAAGAGCGTTGTCTGACAAGCGTGTGATTTTGATGGGAGATGGGTTTGTATGGTTATCAAGGGGTTACGATGCCTAAATCACACCAATCACACCAATCACATCACGAAATCACACGTCGTGTGATAAATGTGTGTGATGTGATTTTCCTTAAGGGAAATCACATTTCACATCACATCGTATTTTTCGCATCAGGGAGAGGGTAATGAGTAAGAGAATTAGAGGCATTGATAGATTGCCGACAAGGGCAGAACAGAATGATAGTCGGATTAATGAGGCGGTGCATATGCACGACCGCGTTGTGTCAGATGTTGAAAAGCGTTGGGGTGTGGACAGACTGCAAGAGCTGGTGAGTGAGAATACTCGGCGTAAGTTTCATCTTCAGCGTCAGAAGCTCTGGGATGCCCTGACCAAGAATGATGGGCGTGATGCGTTACATCAGGCTGAGGTCATGTGCAGGGCGTATCAGGTGCTAGAACGTGAGGCCATAGGGTTAGGCTGTAAAGAGCTGACAGGTGACTATATCGAGGGTCTGATGCCTGATGGTCGGGTCATAGCAATCACCAGTGATAAGTTTGAAGCTGGCAAGGTCGCCAGAGACAATCGGGATATGGTGGTGTACTCGATTGATGAGGTGGCTATGATGCTGTCGGTCAAGGATGATGAAGCCAAGGCCAAGATCAATGACGCCGTGGCGAAGGTCAAGGGCATCTTCGCTGGTGCTGAGGTAGTTAGTGTGAAACCGCTTGAGGATATAGATGATGAAATCCCTTTCTGAATATAAGAGGCCGTGGTCGGTCATGCCGATGCGTGTGTTTAGTGATAGAACGCTAAAGGAACGCGAACTGCGTGTTCTGGGTGCGCTGTGTAGTTTTACCAACAGAGCTGGTGTTTGCTGGCCATCGCTTGAGACAATATGTCAGGTGACAGGTTACGCAGAGCATAGGACGCCCCTCGAAGCGCTGAAGGTGTTGAAGGCCAAGAAGTATGTGCGACAGCTCAAGCCAAAGGATTACCAGCGCGGTGAAAGTGGGTGGTATACGAACAGGTATCAGGTGTTGTGGGATGGTGATGAACCATTGCCTACGTTTGAGGAAGTACAGAGCGCACGGCCGTTGCAGATGGTAGTGGATCAGGAAGTTGTGCAAGAAGAAAGTAAAGGGGGTATGGGGGATGTAGAACTACTCTCTCACTCTCTCGCTCATGCTTATCTGGCGGCTGTCCAGAAAGCGACAGGTCAGGTCAGGCTGTTCGATAATGAGATAGCTCACGCCCGGAAGCTGGCAGACCAAGGGCATACCCCTAATGATGTCACGGCGGCAACGTTGGTGGTGTGTGACCAAGCCATAGAACGTAGGGCAGGGGTGCCTTCGCTCGCGGATGTTGCGCGGTATATGGGCGCCGTGCAGTGAGGCAAACGGTGGTTTGCTTTTGCACGGTGGTCAGAGCGCGACATATTAATGTCGCAAAAACGCCACCCCTTGCCCCCTACCCCTCGGCGCGTATATGGGGGGGTGTCACACAAAATTTTGGTAGAAATTGGAGAAACGAATGAACAAGAACGATTTATTAATGACCGCCATCCGCACGGTAGGCAATCGCGGAGGCAGCTACGGTGATGTCTATATCAATCACGAAAGAATTGCGGTAATGTGGACAGTGATATTCGGCACTGAGGTGAAGGCGCATCAGGTAGCTATGGCGATGGCGGCGGTAAAGCTGGCACGTTTGGTTGAGACGCCTGATCATCAGGACAGTTGGATTGACTTAGCCGGGTATGCCGCGATAGGATCGGAGTGTATTGATGGACAGGAAACCGATGACAGTTAGACAACAGAGGGCGGCGTTAGCCAGCCCTGACGTTGATAAACGCGAGGCGGTCGTGCAAGAGCTTGAGGCTATTGCGTCTGGCGTGATTACTGATGTATTGAATTGGGATGATTTGGGTCAGGTGTTTCTGACGCCATCGGAGAAATTGTCTGAGCGCTCGCGGCGTGGGATTAAGAAGGTGAAGGTGACGCCTACACAGCACGGCAATAGCATCGAGGTAGAGATGCACGATAAATTGTCGGCGTTGCGGCTCTTGGCGAAGCACCGAGGCTTGCTTGAGCCGAACAGTGATGATCAGCGGCCTAGCATGATCGGGATTAATGTGACTGGGCCGAAGACAACAACGTATGAGGTATTGGATGACCAAAGTGAAGAAGATTGATCCGAAGCTAGAGGCATTGCTGGCGGTGCCGCAGATACCGAAGGCATCGGAGTTTCGTAAGGGCTGGGCGTGGATCAATAAGACCACGAAGGGCAAGGAACGATTTTGGTTGTCGAGGCGCAATGACAAACGTAGTTAATATGAATGACCGTAAGTTTGTTCGGTTTTTTGCCGAGCCGATTGAGTGTGAGGATTGCGGCAAAGATACGCGAGGCTATGTGTATGAGGGTAGCCAGCAGATTATTTGCAACCATTGCCGCGAGGTGATGTTGGAATTGGAACGCGAGCGCATTACGACTGAGATGGTAATAGTGTTTACGCCGGAGGGTGATGATGGCGAGAGCTGAGAGGGCGACTGATCGGTCAGCCCGGCGAGGGAAGGTCAAGCCAGAGGCGTTGACCGGGTTGAACTTAGATTTTTCGGAAAGTCCAACGGTATGGAAATTTTTGCAAGACGACAGCTTCGTGCGTGGATTGATGGGGCCAGTCGGATCTGGCAAGACATTTGCTTCCTTAGCGGAAGTGATGCTGAGGGCTGTCAAGCAACCCCCTTCACCCATCGATGGCATCAGGTATACCAGATTTGCAGTGATACGAAATTCCTACCCGGAATTGAGGACGACTACGATCAAAACGTGGCAAGAGATATTCCCGGAGAACACTTGGGGTCAGATGCGTTGGTCGCCACCGATCACCCATCACATCAAGTTACCGCCGCGTGATGGCGCGGCTGGGCTTGATTGTGAGGTGATCTTTCTGGCTCTGGATCAACCGCGTGATGTGCGTAAGCTGTTGTCGTTGGAATTAACTGGCGGTTTTATTGACGAGGCGCGAGAGTTGCCCAAGGCGGTTGTGGATGGTTTGACTAGCCGCGTTGGTCGTTACCCGACTAAGAAGCACGGCGGCTGTCCTTGGCGCGGTGTGTGGATGAGTACCAACCCGATGGATAGTGACCACTGGTGGCCTAACCTAGCTGAGAAAAATCCGATTAGGGGTAAGTACCCTTGGAAGTTTTACAAACAGCCGGGCGGCGTGGTTGAGGGTACGAAGGAACACGAAGACAATATATTTGCGGCTGGCAAGTATTGGCTGAATAATCCGAAGGCTGAGAACGTAAATAATCTGCCGAAGGGCTATTATGAACAACAGTTGGCTGGGAAGACGCTGGATTGGATACAGTGTTACGCCGGGGCGCAGTATGTGTATGTGCAGGATGGCAAGCCAGTGTGGCATGAGTTTAGCGACAGCTTGATGTCGGGTGATGTAGAGATTGAGCCTACCCTGCCTGTCCATATTGGGTTGGACTTTGGTTTGACACCAGCGGCGGTATTTGGACAGAAACTGCCGAATGGGCGATGGAATGTCGTGCATGAGCTGGTGGCGTTTGATATGGGGCTAGAGCGGTTCTGTCATCACTTGATGGCTGACATCCAGACGCATTTTCCTAAAAATGATGTGATGATCTGGGGTGACCCGGCTGGTGCTAAGAGGGATGAGATCTTCGAGGTAACGGCGTTTGAGCATTTGAGGACGTTGGGGCTAAGGGCGCAGCCAACCGCATCGAATGATTTTATGGTGCGGCGCGAAGCTGGCGCAATGCCAATGAATAGATTGATTGACGGCAAGCCCGGATTAATTGTGGCGAAAAATTGTCATAAGGTGCGTAAGTCTTTGGCTGGCGGTTATCACTTTAAGCGTGTCGCTATGGGCGGCGGTCAGGAACGGTTTAGGGATGCGCCGAATAAAAATGAGCATTCGCACGTTGGTGATGCGTATGGATATTTGATGTTGGGCGGCGGCGAACATCGTGCTATGACTAAGAACTATTTGGGTAAGTCGCAGTTTAAGCAAGCTGTGGCTAATATGGATTTTGATGTTTTTTAGAGGGAGATTATTATGGCATCATTTAATTTCAATGGATCGCTTATTAGGCAAGAGGGTGAGTTTAGCGTTATTTTTGATGTGACGGTAAAGCTCGGCATTGTTGTTAAGGCTGACACCGAAGAGCAAGCCGAAGAGCTGGCGTTGATAGCTTTGAATGATGGCGACTATGAGGTGCTGGAGATCGGCGATGTCGAAGACACCGAGATCGAAGAGCTGTAATCCCATTGCGCGAGATCTGCGTCAGGGTAAGTATCGCAAGAGAGTGGTGCCGTCTGCTAAGGTTTACAACCGCAAAAAAAATCCCCGGCTAGTGCCGGGGCAGTTGGGGAGGAATCCATAGTGATTAACATAATCCGATGCGCGAAATAGTCAATGGGTCAGATGTAAGATTTGTTAAATTTCATTGGGCGCACCCGATGAACGTCAAACTGAGGCATCACTCAGGCCAATGCTTTAAGCAGATCCCAAACTTTGTTGATGTGTTAAAGATGTACAGCAATGAGCCTCATGCGTGGACAGCGATGTATCGCGGCCGGATGGCGTGTTTCTTTGGGATTTGCAGTTTGTGGCCGGGCGTAGGCGAGGCGTGGATGCTGACCACCTCGGTAGTTGAGGGTCACGCGGTCAAAATGTTACGCGGCGCAATGCGTTATTTCGATATAGCGATGGCAGATCTAAAATTGCATAGACTACAGATAACAGTTAATGTAAATGATGGGCTTGCCATAAGGTATGCAAATGCGTTAAAATTCCGGCGTGAAGGTTTATTAGTTGGTTATGGCCCGAATGGCGATGATCACGAAATGTTAGCGAGGTATGCTGATGTCGATGTTAAGGGCGCCAAAACCGCCAGCGCCAGATCCGAAACTGGTTGAGGCGCAGAAGCGGCAAGAGGAACGTCTTGAAGCTGAAGAGGCTAAGAAGGCGGCGGCGATTGCCGCGAGGCTAAGAGCGCGTCGCGTAGGCGGCCAGCGCTTGTTGTTGTCAATGGATCGAGAAACGCCGCAAACTGGCGTTCAAACTACTTTAGGAGCGTAATATGGGCAGTTTATTTGGCGGCGGCAAAAAGAAAGCACCACCACCACCACCACCACCACCAGAGCCAATAGGTGTAACTCGCGCTCAACAGTTGGCGGCATCAAAACTAAGATCTCGCAGTAGTAGTGGCAGGCGTTCATTGATAGGTGGCACAACACTTGGCCCAACTGAGGAAATCGTTAATCAAGACCAGAGCAACACACTAGGATAATCATTATGCCTCTTTATGCTGGCAAATCGAAAAAGAAAGTCAGTCGAAACATTAGGACGCTGATGAGCGAAGGCAAGCCACAAAAGCAAGCCATCGCCATTGCAATGTCCAAAGCTGGGATGGGTAAAAAGAAATGAAACAGGTTTGGGATAAAAAGCGACCAAAGGATCTAGGCAAGCCGAAAGAGCTGTCACCAGCCAAAAAGCGAGCCGCTATGAGAGCCGCCAAGAAAGCTGGTCGTCCATATCCTAATCTTATTGACAATATGAGAGCCGCTAGATCATGACGCTGAAAAAGCATCAAAACCCATCCGGCGGTCTAAACGAAGCAGGCCGCAGACACTTTGAGCGCAAGGAAGGCGGCAATCTAAAGGCACCAGTAAAGTCCGGCACCAATCCGCGCCGGGTGTCTTTCGCCGCTAGATTTGCTGGCATGAAGGGCGACATGAAAGACAGCAAAGGTAGGCCAACCAGACTTGCCCTAGCGTTAAGAGCTTGGGGCTTTGGTTCTAAAGAGGCCGCCAGAAACTTTGCACAGAGGCATAGGAAAACATGAGCTATTCACCAGAAAGCATTTTGAAACGATACGAAATGGCACAACGCCGGAAAGACAACTGGCGTCAGATCTATGAAGATTGCTATGAGTTTGCTTTGCCACAACGCAATCTATATGACGGTTATTATGAAGGTGGCGGCTCACCGGGGCAGAATAAAATGGCTCGCGTGTTTGACAGTACCGCTATTAATAGCACCCAGCGTTTTGCTAATCGCATTCAGTCTGGCTTGTTTCCACCCTACTCTAACTGGTGTAGGCTAGAACCCGGCTCCGATATCCCGGCGGCTCGGCGCTTAGAGGCGGAAGCCGCCTTGGTAATCTTCGCAGAAGAAATGTCTTTGTTACATCGCCTGGCAAAGATTGATGGGGCGAGGCGGGAGGCTTTCTGGCTATGGGGCGGCTGTGACGGGTGGTGGCGCCGTGGGTCG